ATGAGTCAGAAACCATCCATCCCTAAGGGGACACGTGATTTCGGTCAGCAGAGCATGGCCGAGAGGAATTATATTTTTGAAACCGTCAAGAAGGTCTTCAGGACTTTCGGCTACGCGCAGATCGAGACTCCTGCCATGGAGAACCTCTCAACCTTGCTCGGAAAGTATGGTGAGGAGGGAGACAAGCTCCTGTTCAGGGTGCTTAATTCCGGAGACTGTTTCTCCAAGGTGAACCTTGAGGACTACTGCAAGGATGGCTGCGTCAACAGCGTGGCTCTGTCGAAGGAGGTCTGCGAGAAAGGACTCCGCTACGATCTGACCGTTCCTTTCGCCCGTTTTGTGGTGCAGCACCAGAGCGAGATCTCTTTCCCGTACAAGCGTTTCCAGATCCAGCCTGTCTGGAGGGCCGACAGGCCGCAGAAAGGGCGTTACCGTGAGTTCTACCAGTGCGATGTGGACGTGATAGGAAGCAAGTCACAGGTCAACGAGCTGGAACTCGTGCAGATTGTGGACAAAGTGTTCAGTCTCTTGGATGTGAATGTGCTGGTGAAGATCAACAACAGGAAGGTCCTGACAGGTTTCGCCGAGGTCTGCGGATTCCCGGACAAGGTGGTGGACATCACCGTGGAGATTGACAAGCTGGACAAGATCGGGTTGGAGAGCGTGGAGGAAGAGATGCGTGAGAAAGGCTTGACGGACAGTGCTGTCACCGTGATCGAGCAGATCCTGAAGCTGTCCGGCTCCACGTCTGAAAAGCTCTCCTCGATGCGTTCCCTGATGAGCGGCGGCTCGGCTTCCGGCATTGTTTCCGAGACCGGTCTAAAGGGCCTTGACGAGCTTGACGAGCTTTTCGGTCTGATCGATGCCGCCGGTGTCGGATGCCCGGTCGAGATCGACCTTTCGCTCGCCCGGGGACTCAACTACTACACCGGGGCGATTTTCGAGGTGAAAGCGCTTGATTTCCAGATAGGAAGCATCTGCGGAGGTGGCCGCTACGACAATCTTACAGGAATATTCGGTCTTCCGGACATGTCCGGAGTCGGCATCAGTTTCGGCGCCGACAGGATCTATGATGTCCTCAAAGGCTTGGACAAGTTCCCTAAGTCATTGGCCTCAAGCACCACGCTTCTGTTTGCCTGCATGGGTTCCGATGAGCTCCGCTACATTCTTCCGGTCGCTGCCGCTCTGCGTTCCGAAGGTGTCTCCGTCGAAGTCTACCCGGAGCCGTCCAAACTCAAGAAACAGTTCGACTATGCCGAAAGGAGATCCATTCCATTCCTTTCCATCAACGGCGGCAACGAGATCGAGGCCGGAACCATCCAGCTGAAGAACCTGGCCACCGGTGACCAGAAAACTTTTTCCAAGGCAGACATCCCTGGAATGAAGGAATTTATGAATATCCAGGATTGAAGGCGGATTAAAAAATCCCATAAAATTTTGCATATTCAGAAATAAACCGTACCTTTGTAGTCCAACATCGCGGGGTAGAGCAGTTGGTAGCTCGTCGGGCTCATAACCCGGAGGCCGGAGGTTCGAGTCCTCCCCCCGCTACGAATTTGCCGCAACTTCTTGCAAGTCAAGGAATTGCGGCAAAATTGTCAAAAATGCTGCGCCAGATTTGCGCCAAAAAAAATTGCTGTCTGAGCCGGTTCCTGTCAAACCTTTGTTGGGGAGTTCAAATATTTCCCCAACAAAAAAAATGTCTTCAAGTCTCCGCACGACGAATGGCTTTATTCCGGCAAAGGTCGCCGAAGGAAAGCGTTGGTATGTTGAATTCTATTGCCTCGATCCGGAAACCGGTCGCATGAGAAGAAAGAGGGTGTCTGTGCCTAAGATAAAAGGCGTGACCGCCCGCAGAAGGTACGCCAACGACATGGTCATCAACATCAACGACCAGCTCTCGCAAGGATGGAATCCCTACCTGTCCCTGAACAATCCGGAGGAGTACACTCTTTTCGATGATGTCTGTGAGAAATACTACCGCTATCTGTACAAGTTGACGGAATCGGACATCATGCGCGTCAAGACCTACAATGGCTACACTTCGTTCCTGAACGTGTTCCGTGGCTGGAACAGCGAACAACACAAACCGGTGTGCTATGTCTATCAATTAAAGTCTTCAGTTGTCTCGAAGTTTCTCGACTGGCTATGGCTTGATTGCGGGAAGGCTGCCAGAACCAGAGACAATTACCTCTCTTGGCTTCGCAGCTTTGCCGGATGGCTTATGGAGAAGAACTACATCAGCGAGGACTTCACGGCGAATCTTACTGCCGTTCAGGGAAAGCGCAAATGTGCAAAGAACCGCACCGTCATCCCGAAGGAGACGATGCTTGCCATCCGTGAATATTGCAGCGACCGCAACCGCCACTATCTTTTGGCTTGCTATGTTCTCTATTATTGCTTCATACGCCCTAAGGAGATGAGCCACATCAGGATCGGTGACATTTCGGTAAAGGGAGGCACCATTTCCGTCAGGGCAGAATATTCAAAGAACCGGAAGGATGCCGTGGTAACCCTTCCTGATTGTGTCCTCAAACTGATGCTCGACCTTGATGTGCTGTCAAGCCCCGCTGACTGGTATCTTTTCAGTTCCGGTTTTCGTCCTGGACCTGCACACCATCCAGCTAAGCATTTCGGAGACTTCTGGACCTACCATCTGAAGAAGGATCTGAGGCTCCCTTCCGAGTACAAGTTCTACAGCCTCAAGGACACCGGCATAACGGATCTGATCAAGGCCCGCACCGATCTCCTTTCTGTTCGTGACCAAGCCCGTCATCACTCACTCCAGATGACCGACCTCTACACCCCTCTGGAGACCCGCACCGCCAACGAGTCCATCCGTCACCACGAGTCCTATTTCTAACTATTTGTACACGTTACTACCACTCGACAAGGCTGTAGGAGAGACCGGCGCCGATGTAGGGTAGCGGGGTGATGCGGTTGTCCTGGATGGTTATGCCGTAACCGGCCTGAAGGGATAGGGCAAAATGAGATCTTTTTCGTGACGGGACGGAAATGGTCTTGGTGACTGTCTTAGTTTCCGGAAAGACCTGGATCAGGTCGAGGCTTGGCTGGTAGCCGGACACTACCGCACGATAGTCCTTGCCGGAATATTCCTTCCGCTCCTTGGGGATCTGGACGAATGTTGTGTCGTGGATGATCACGATGTCGGGATAGGCGACAAGGAGTGTGTCAATGATGGTGGTTAGGATGGGGACGGGGTACTCCACGGTGACGGTGTCCCTTACGAACAGCGTATCTGCCTTGGGTGTCTCGATGGACTCGGCGACCGCCGTGCGGTAGCCCAGCCTCCAGCTCAGGACGGAGACAGCCGCCACCAGCGCGGCGACAAGCAGAAGGATCCACCCCGGCTTCATCGCCTCACGCCTCCGAGCCTGTCAGCCCAACGCTCCGTGAAAAACGAGTAATAGCTGATGGTGTCAAAGCACTTGAATGAAGAATGCAGCCAAGCCCAAGTAATTGACGGAATGCCAATGATAGGCAAATACAGCCATCCGAGATAAAGCGACTGCCTCGTATGTCCCCACTCGTGGGCGAGTGCCAGACACACATAGGAATTTGACAGCCAGGCGTACTTCCTAGGCAGGATTATCCTCTTTCCGAGACTGATCCCTCCTCTCATTTTTTGTGAATATAGCACCTTTGCTCCGCGGTGTTCGCGCCTGATTGCACCGTCGTGTCCGTACAACCGGAAAAGCAGCAACCCAAGCAAGTTCTGCGGCAGCTGCCAGATGTAAAGTAATACTTTAATAAAACCTTTCATATTCTTTGAAGATTAGAGCCTTTCTCCCTTGTACCGCCTGTTGTAGAGCAGCTGTCCCCGTTGCGGACCGCCCCTGCGGTGGCTGAGGTGCACGAATGTCGGATAGAGGATCATCTGGTCCACCTCCCTCCAGATCTCCGGCGTGTCCTTGACAGCCTTCGCCAGCAGGTAGGGGTCTTCCGCCGCGATGTCGGCGGCCTCACCCTTGACGTGCTGCGAGGTCGGGACTCCTCCCACCGCCCTGTTGAGCTCCGGGCATCGGTAGCCGCTGTTTATCCGCAGCGGATGCCCCACCCTGTCACGGAGCGGCTGGAGAACCCTCTCGACAAGCTCCTTCACAGCGTCCCGCACCGCGAACGATGTGATCACGTTGCAGATTCCCTTGCGACTTGCTGTCGGCGAGGCCTCGAATTCCTTGTAGGAAAAGTCCTTAGTTATCGTCCCCATCGTTGTCCTCCTTCTTGTCGTTCTCCGTCTTTGAGGTACCGAAAGGCGGCTCCCTGTCAGTGCACCTCACCTTCACGCAACGAAAGGCGTTAAGGTGAGCTATCCTGCTGCTCTGCCTGTCGTTGCGATCCCGTAGCACGGACATTTCTTTATATAGCTCGCCGATCTTGGTTTCCTTGCGCGAGATCTCCGCTCTGAGATCCTCCTTCTCCTTTCGGTACTCGTCAGCTATCTCCCTCCACTGGGCTATGCTCTTGCCCACGTTGTCCAGCACCTGCGAGGTCTTGCGATCTCCCAGCAGGAATACCGCCGTGAACGCCCCGGAGGTTATAAGCGTCATCACTATGCTTGTCCAGTCCATCATGGTTTAACTATTTATGTCGATGATCAGTATTTATTCTTATTCTATAATTAGATACTCCTCCTGGGTCACTTGACAAGTGGCATAGACGGTATTCCCATCTGTGCTTACCAACTGTACAGTGCCGGTTCTTGCCGATCCTGTGTCATTTGGCCTTGCCTCCAGGCTGGTGTCGCAGTCTCCGGATCCCACGGTGATCCCGTCACTGACATAGCACCAGTCCGGAAGAGTCAATCTCCAGCCAACGTTGTTTGAATCCGTGATACTGAAAGCCACTACGTCGCCGCCTCCCTCAAATGCCAGCGTAGCCGGCAGCTCCCACGATGGGTCTTCGACTGATTCTGAAGCATCCTGTGTACAACTGCAAGTGGCGGCAATTACACCAGTAGAAGCTTTAAGAACGAGCTCAAAGGTTCTCTCTGAAGAAGAAGTGTTAACACCAGGAGACAGAGACAAACTCTTATCCCCAGTACCACTTATTGGTAGTGGACTGCCATCTGGTGTGGATTCACGTACATAAGAAGGACCCTCGATAGTCCAACCACTATTATCTGGATTAGTGATATTCAAGTCCAGACCTGCTGGAGATAGATCACTCTGACCTATGCTGTCAAAATGGAATGTAGCAGGAACATCCCAAGTAGGCATAACTAAAGCTAAAGACTCTTGATGAATAGATATAGATGCCGTAGTTGACTTATAATTCATGCCTTCAATATCTACTGTAATTTCTCCATCTCTTGTCAATCCAGTAATATTCCTACCCACAGTAGCTTTCAAAGCGAGTTCGTCAACGGTTATCCAAGAAGATGGGTTAGTAAAGGTGTAAGAAAAACTATAAATGTCCTTGGTAGCACCAGAGGTGTAAGTAGCTGTTTGTTTTGGGCTTAAAAGGGCCTCTATATCTATCTCTTTCCCGCTCCCGGGTGAGTTTACAGTTGCAGATGTAGCATTAACTGATGAATAGGTTGCCTGATTGGCTTGCTGATATACATCTATGTTTTGGGTTACTTTAGAGCCATTCCAGTTTATAGTGGCTGTAACTGTTTCAAGTTTAGTCCTGGCTTTAATAGTTGAACCAAGATTCGAGCCATTTACCGTTTTAGACAACGTAATGATAACATCTGAAGATGTTATAGAAGGTGTGTCGGATTTTCCAGAAGAATAATCAATCTTGCCTGAAGCTGAGACAAAATTTGGTGAATCAGCTGAGCCACCAGATGCTGGGATATCGTCTAATGAAACAGAAGCAGAGCTTAAAGTGTAGGTAGCTATGTTCTCATCCTGAATTACATAGTCCGTATCCCATAAAGTCTGACCGTTAATCTTAATAAGGATCTTGATATAAATATGACCACTATCCGAGGTAGTCTGATTAGTCTTTAGATTAGCCATAGTTATCACTCCAGTAGTTGGATCCAGGGTCCAGTCAAATGGAGAATCGGGGCCTGCACTGTTATAATAAGCATAAGTAACTGTATGAGTATCTGCTTGGGTGAGTGTTCCACCGCCAGAAGTTTTACCATTCCAACCCCAAGGAATAGAGAAACCATATGTTGGCGAGACCGTTCCTCCTGATGCAGGTATACGCCACTCGCGGTATCTAAAATCTACATCCCAAGAGCCATAGGTCTTCTCACCTGCTGCTTGGGTAATAGTGATGGTTTCAGAAGATGCCCCAGGATCACCCGAATCGGTGAGCCTGAAAGTGATGTCCTTAGAGCTCTCTGTCTGATTCTCCGCCACGTCAAAGGAGATCTCAAAAGTGTAAGAGCTAGATGCCCCAGGATCACCCGATATCTGATGAGAGGAGTTCCCGTCCCAGGAATAGGCCGTCCCGTTTACTTTAAGGGCGAAGTTTGAAAGTAAAGAGGAATCAGTGAGTTGAGAAACCTTCAGAGATGGTGAGTTGCTGGTGCCAGTGATTTTCACGGTGCCACCAAGAGCTGTGACAGAATAGGAAGTCTTGTCTACTGTGATAAACTCGCTAGCCCCATTCTGCGATAGAACCACATGATCAGAGGCTCCACCAGAGGTGACTCCTTCGATAGAATCTACTCTGCTTATCCTTCCTGTGTGGGGACTTGCTTTTAGTAATCTTGTCCCTGAGCCACTTCCTGTAGACCCGGATACTACGGTGATCCAACTTGGTTTTGCCATGATGATTCTGTTTTTAGAACAAAATTAGAAGATGAGAGGGGTTTCACCCCCTCCCACCTTATGACAGTCTTATTCAAGAGTCCAGCTGTCGTTTGACTCTATAGTGAGCGTCTTGGATTCTCCGGCAGCCACAAAAGTGAGGCTTTCTGGAGTGAGGTTGATGTAGGAAGAAGACCCCTGCTGATTAAACGTGAAGTCTCTGGTGGCAGTCTTGCTTCCCTCGCCGGTGACAGTAACCGTCACAACGAAGCCTCCACGAGGAGCCGTAGTAGGGTTGGCTCCAACAGAGACGATGCCGTCAGAAGAGAGAGCAAATCCCGTTGCGGCGGTCTTGACCTTTGGACTGAGATCAAAGACAACCGCAGCAGTAGTGCTGGCCTCTGTTCTGGTGGCGCCAGAAGTATAGGTGACAGTCTGCTTGGCGCCAACATTGGAGTTGTCGGTCATGTTTCGGCTCTGGGTACCGTCAGCCTTGAGTGAAACCTCTGTGGCAACGGCAGAGTCAAAGGTGATGTCACCGTAAGTGGCGGTATTGGCTGCCTGATATACATCCACAGAAGCGGACTTGGTAGCTGTAGTCTTCCAGGTAACTGTAGCAGTGAGAGTGCCTTTCTTAGTTCTGTTGGTAACAGTAGTACCAAGTGAAGCAGCTGACACCGCCTTACTGAAGGTGATGGTACAATCATCAGAACCGTTGGTGAGGGCTACATCACTGGTGACTGAACCTGAGGTGTAAGTCTGTGAACCCTTGGCTGTAACCGTAGTAGAAGATACTGAACCTCCGGAAGCTGGGATGTCAGCTGGAGCAGCCAGTGTCACATCCGTAACTGCATAAGTAACGGAATTGGCTTGCTGACTAACTGAAACCTCTTTGGAAGCAGACTTGCCATTAGCATTGAGAGTGATAGTTACAGTGCCTGAAATCACGTCTCCAACCGCTGTACTACGAGATTCCGCAGTAACCTTACCCGTAACTGTGTCAATGGTAAGAGATGAAGGCCATCCGGTCTTAGTTGCATAAGCAACAGTGCCACCGGTAGTAATGGTGCCACCCCCCGAGGTAACACCGTTCCATCCCCAAGGCTGGGAGAAGGAAACAGAAGGGGCATCAACGGTACCACCGGCAGCAGGGATTTGCTGATAAGTGCCCACGGTGAGGGTAACAGCACCATAAGACTTGACACCCTTGGCCTGAATGATGGCGATAGCATCAGTGACAACATCGCCGTTACCATTCTGAAGCTTGATCTCCAATGTTCTGGCCGCTTCAGTCTTGTTCTCTGGGATCTTGACGTCGATAGTGAAAGTGAACTGAGCATCCTTACCCGGATCGTCATCAATGCCAGTGTCAGTCTTTCCATCCCAAGAATCATCATTGACTGCGTTGACTTGGATCTTGTAGGTGGCCCCAGGGATAATCTTGCCCGTGGTCTCGGCCACCTTGATGTTTGCCGTATTTGCGGTACCAGTGATCTGAATGGTGTCAGAACCGTCAGAGTTGCTACCCTTTGCAGCGGCATTGTAAGTCTTGGTCGGCACATTAATGAACTCAGCCTTACCGGCCTGAGAAACTGAAGTAGTGTCGGTTGCACCTCCAGTTGTTTTGGCAGTGATTGTTCCACCTCTCTGCTGACGCCCCGTGTACTCACTGGCGGTAACAGTTGTGGAATCGTCCATGGAACCTGAGCTCTTGCCCAGTTTAATCCAACTCGGTTTTGCCATACTTTTAATGGTTTTTAAGAAATTAATAAATTAGCCTTTATTAGGTGTTTAGTCGTTGTATTTGACTCCAAGAGTCCAGGAAGCATTAGATTCTACGGTTAGATCTTTAGTGCTCTCTGGGTCCGGGAATTCTAAGTTCTCTGGAACAAGTTTGATGAACTCACTCAGAGGCTGATGCTTATGCATCATCAGAGCTCTAAATACACTCATAGCTTAGGCTTTTGTAAATTCTCCCCAGACAGCCAGAGACCCGATCACTGAGACCACATATATGCGATCAGCTTGAGTGACAGGAGCCTCTCCGTTCATCCATTTGATGGTGGAGTCTCCCACGATAGCATGAGAGGTTGCTCCCACTTCGATAGTATAGACAGTCTCTTTGTGAGATGCGCTTGCCTGAATAATGTAGTCGTCCTCAAGCTCTGGGACATCTACGTAGGTGACCCCATCGAGTCTATCGAGAACCTCTTTTAAGGTCTCATTCTTGTGCTTGACCTGGCCCGAATCTGTGACATATTGTCCCTCTAAAGGCCGTCTTAGTTCTCCATAGATCTTGATATAATCTGCCATGATATTCTAAGTTTTAAGAGATAACAATTGTCATAGAGCCAGCACCAGGAAGATCCTGAGTTCGATAGCACTTGTAGGTTCCCAGTGGAGTGGAAGCCTCTACTGGAGCCAAGAATGGAACATCGAAGCCACTAGATGTAACCTTGTTGATTGACATGGTGTTAGGAACACAGAGCCACAGATACTTAGTAGTATCATCATTGGTGAGAGTCCTGGTACCATTGAGAGAAGCCCCACCCTTGGTCAGAGAAGCGATTGTCAACTCATTTCCAGTGGTGGCTTTAGAGAAGCCATAATAGACCGGAAGATAGAGATTAACACTGATGGGCCTTGGTGAGTTCTTTATAGCAGTAGAGTCTTTCTTAGCGGTGACTGAGCCAGATTTATGGCCTTGGGCAGAGAGAACGAATTTCTCTGTGCCCTCAGCTACCTTCTCCAGGGTCTTAGTCTCGCCGTTGAACTGGATTTGGACAGTGTCAGCTACTACCGGCTTAGAGTTTCTGAAAACCCTGAAATATACGCTGACCTCTACTGAGTTACCTGTCCATTCTGCCGAAGACGGCGAGATGGAAGCCTCAAGTGAAGTCGGGAAGCAGTAGTCCTGCAGCTCCCTTATGGCTCCTGTCACGACTCTGTTCTGCACGCAATTCTCACTGGTCTCAGAAAGTTCGGAGTCAGGCTTGCAGGATTCTCCTGGTGTGGGATCAGGGACATCTCCACCGCCCGATGTCTCTTTATCCACATAGAGATTGACAATACAACTGTCTTCCTGAACTCCGGAAGCATCGTTGCATGGGGCGACCCTTATGACTCCGTGCTGAAGTATCCTCTTTTTGATACCGGAGCCATTGACGAAAACGACTTCCACCCCATAGTCGCCTATCGGGAGAGAGCCGGTTTCAACGAGTCCTCTGATCTCGTTGGTCGTGACAAACCGTGCTTTGACGGCGATTTTCCTGTCGGGACCTACTACCTTCGCCATTATTTCGGAGCAGCCCTCCAATTCGTAGGCTCTGTCTTGGCCGAACGTCAGTCCTTTCGACCAAAGGTAGATCCTGATAGGGAAATCATTCCCCCTGACAACATGGAAAATGTCGTTTCCTTCGTTGTATGCGCAATGATTGTTCATATTCATTAATGTCTTATCCTTGTCCTATAGTCGTATCCCCCTCCTGGGTCACTTGACAAATTGCAAAGACAGTATTCCCATCTGTGCTTACCAATTGTACAGTGCCGGTTCTTGAAGAGCCGGTGTCATTTGCCCTTGCCATCAGCTCGGTGTCGTGGTCTCCGGATCCCTCGGTGATCCCGTCGCTGACAAAGCACCAGTCCGGAAGAGTCAATCTCCAGCCAACGTTGTTTGAATCCGTGATACTGAAAGCCACTACGTCGCCGCCTCCTCCCTCAAATGCCAGCGTAGCCGGCAGCTCCCAGGTGGCGGCGGCCTTTGCCGCCGACTGTTCAATAGTGAACGACTTCGAATATGTTCCCTTGCCGTCCGTTCTGGTTCCTGTTACCGTGATCGTCCCGACGCGCTTGGAGGAAGAGGTGTTCTGTGCGAAAGTAACCTTAACCGCGGCGGATTCGATGGTGGCCGCAGCCTCCGAAAGCTCCCCGGACACTGTCGCGTTCAAACCTGTAAGGTTTTGGTAGGACATCGGATTCGTCAAAACAGTGAGCGTGGCCTTAACCGTGGCACTGTTCATGGAGAATGTGATTGACGGTTCCTGCGATGCCGCCGCTTTCTGTTCCACGCTGCTTACGGCGAAGGTTGTGTTGCCGTCAGCGCTCTTCAGCGTTATGTTTCCCTCGCGTTCCGCGCCGGTGTTGGCATCGACTTGGAACGAGACCTCTCCGCTGCCTGTTCCAGAATCGATTCCGCCTTCGGCTCCCATCCAGTCAGGGTACTCCACTTTCCAGCCAACATTGTCGTTGTCGGTGACCTGGATAGATGGAGCATTGCTTCCGTCGGCATTGATGATCCAGGTTGAAGGCAAATTCCAGGACGGGTCGACTTTCGGAGTCTCAGCCTTGGCGGCTTGTTTGGCGACACATCTTGTTAAATTACTCTCGCCGCTTTTGAGTAGGAGTTCGAAACTGCGCGAAGAACCGGTGTCGTTCGCAGGGTATCTGACCGACAGTTTCCCTTGGCCTGTTCCGGTCGCAGAGCCTGACTCTAACGTCAGAGGACTATCGAACACTACTCTCCAGCCTGCTCTCGCAGGATCGCTTATGTTTATGTCAAAGGTGCCGCCGGCAGGATTCAAGGTCAGATATTCTCCGAAGTATGAAGAAGGAAGATCCCACGATGGATCTTCGGCTGATGCCGCCGCTTTCTGTAAGACCGTATACGACTTCGAGAAGGTTCCCTTGCCGTCCGTTCTGTCTCCTGTCAGGGTGACCGTGGCCATTTTCGCCGAATTGCCCGTGTTCTCCGCATAGGCGAACCCGATGAGGTAACCGGTGATCGACGGCCCCGTGGTTATGGTCATCCCTCCGGAGGCGGACACCCGAAGGTTGGTGAGTCCTGTCGTGGTGAACGTGTTTGTCACGGTGCCGGCCTTTGCCTCGACCCCTATGCTGTCTTTCTGGAAGCTGATGCTGACTTCAGCCGAAAAATAGGTGACGTTCACCGACTTCTCGGCGTAGATGTTTGGTTTGTCTGTACTTGTCGCCCTGACTTTGACCTCGGACCCCTTTGCGTTACTCTTTACCGTAAGCTTTCCGTTGCCATCGATGGACGCATAGTCCGAACCGCTCACCACACTCCAGGTTATGCTCCGCTGTGTCGTGTTCGACGGTGAATATGTCACCTGGAACTGCGCCGTGTTGTTTACGTCGTTCACGGTGGACGGCCCGAGGATGCCAAGTCCTGTGATGTCGATGTCCACTTTGTCAATGACAGTGTTGTTAGGGTTTGCATAATGCCACCTGAACGTCAGGCTTCCGACGGATCGATCCGTCAGCGAAGTCTTGATCTCGTCCACGATGATCTCACGTTCAAATCCGTTCTTCTCGATGATGTACCTCTTCTTTGCGGCGAGGAAATCAAGCCAGTACCCGTTCATCCCGACACTCTCGATGATCCCTGAGTTCTGCTCGAAGGTCTTCGAATAGTCATTCTCCAGCACCTGCTCTATCCCTGAAGCCACGAACACCTGAGTCTCAGACTCTATCGAGCGGCTGAAATTACCTGTCGCATGAATATATTCATACGTTCCACGGCGGCCAAGGAAGCGGTACGTCTTCAGCGGCAACCGCATCCTCTTGATGGCGAAAGAATATACCGTTGACTTGCTTCCGGAACACTCTATCCAAACATCATAGGACACTATGTTTGACGCGTCCAGCCCCTTTGCGGAAGCGGTCGCCAGCATCGTGTCAGCGGAAATGTCAAGGTCATAATATTTCAGATTACCGCTATACGTGGGACTGAGCTCGTAGTTGCCGGATGAGCCTCCGGCAAGATAGTTAAATCTGACATAGGTGGAGACATCACCCGCCATCCTGTAGAACCAGAGTCTGTCTTCGGCTCCGACATAGACAGGAGATTTTTCCGGCCTTGTCGTGAATATGGTCGCGGCAAGCGACTTGTAGGCGAACATCCGGCAAGGCAGCACGCTGAAATCGTACGAGCAAGAGGACGTGCCTTGCGTGGCCACGAATACTCCTGTAATCATCCCGACGCCGTTGCCTTTCAGAACCCTGAGTATTTCCCCCGCCGGCAACCGTACTATGCCAGAGTTTGGAGTCACCTCAAAACTCATGACCTCCTGATTGGGGACAAAGGTGTTGAGCCTGACGGAGATCGTCACCGTGTCATCCGATTCCGTTGTCAGCGTCAGCCAGGAGCTTTCGTCCGCGAACTGTATGTTACCAGTAAATTCCATTACTTCCGTTATCCGGGGCGTAGATCCCCTTGTCTAAGGCAAAATTACCACATGTAACATCCTTGGGAAAGGACATCAGATTTCGATGAACTCACCTCTGGTGGTGACCCTGTCCGAACCCGCCGCCACCGTTACCGAGAGCTTCGCCACGATCCATTTCCTCCCCCTGAAGTACACAGGCCTGTACAGCCTGAAGTTGTGCAGCTCGACAGGCGTGAGGTTCACGTCCACGGCCACCCTCTGCCTCGTCTTTCCCAGCCACTGGGCGAATGCCTTGTGGTATTCTTCCCAGAGACCGCCGGGAGTAAGGTCTTCGGTTCCAACAAACAGAGAGTCTGCCTTTGTGATAGGGGCGAATATGCCATTGCTGAAAAACTGATCCTCAAATGACACCCCAATGTAGACCTTGTTGTCACGCTCTTTTCCAACATCGTTCGGTTCTATTATAGCCGCCATGCTCCGTGGAAAAGTTGTGTCGGAAATGAATAATTTTTCCGGCACGCAGCCCGCTGTCATAAATTCGGTGCTATTGTCAAATGTGTCTGCGCCTTCCACATGGTTTTCCACAGGCTTTGCCCCTTTGTAAAGCAAGTCGCATTCATACGCTATTTCCGTTACAGGAACGATCACGCCATTGTTTGGGTTATATTGTCTCCTTACGACTCCGTCATATTTGCGGCCAGAATAGACATCACCAGTAGCCTCGTCGAAGACCACCGAATAATCCTCACTTGACGTAAAGTGCGCCAGTATGCCGTCCACATTGCCTTCTTGGATTCTTTCTACTCGACCGTCTTCCAGATTTTGGGTTAGCTTTGTTGTGTCATAGGAGATTCCATCGTCGCCATAGCCGAACTTATATGATACGGCTTTCTCTTCCGAAGAAGAATAATCGTCCTCTATTTTTTCTTCCCAATCCTCGACAGGATAGCCAAGAACATCTTTATTCTCTATCATTCTGACTTTCCCTCCGTCGTTGAATATGGTCGAACAGAACATCGAACAAAGACCTTTAATCAACTCAGAGAAAGAGATGTCCGGAAGGAACGAGGCCAGATCAGTGGTCTTATTGTTTCCTGGAGTAGAAGATCCTCGCCTTGTGGGCTTTCCGGTTGACGGTGGCCTTATTCCCGATGCTGCCACGTCACGCCACCTGTTCGGCTTCACCACGTCATCAAACAAGAATTCGTGGTATCTACCAAGAATGGATAGTTCAGCCCATCCGTTCCGGAGTAGCATGTCGTTAGGAACATTTACCGAGCATCCTGCCAGGATGACCCTCAATGGAATAGCCGGAATGAAGGTATTATAGGTGAAACTCTCTGACGCATTGTGATAATTGTAATACTTCTTCCTGTAGAGGTAATCGTCTTCAGTTAGTTGCCCTGTGGTAGCGCCTGCTGAACCTGGCTCACCTGATACGGGAATTCTACTGATCACCGAATATGGCTGTATTGCAACATTTGTCTTGTTGATAAGCAGCGGCGTAGAAAACTTCGAGAGGGTGCTTGGGATGGAGCCCGTGTCGAACTCCAGGATGCTCTTCTCCCAGATCTTCCCCTCCAGTTCCACCACCTTCTCCGTGAACGTGTACATCAGACACCCGTCCTCGATCCCGTCGTACACCAGCGTCCCGCTCACAAACGGCACACCGCCGATCCACACCGAGGCCTCCAGCCTCTTTACGTTCGGAGCCAGGAACATCGCCGGAGTGTAGCCGAACACCTTCCTGTTCACCGGCGACGGCGGAAACGAGATCTGCGTGCTGAAAGCCGAAGGAATATGATCCTCCTCCAGCATCGGGTTCTCCATCTCGATCTGGAACTCGAACCCCTTCGTAAGATCCAGCTCCGTGAAATCCTTAGTCAATATCCTAACCATAACGAACTCATTATGGCACAAAAATAGCCACCCTCAGGCGGCCACAAAGGACAACAAGATTACTCTTCTAATTTGAATTTTTTCAGCACATAAGGCTTGATGGCCGGGGATAGTCGGACGTGATCCAGATAATCCTTGTCGTCAGCCTTCACCAAATGTACTTTGTTACATTATCGATGTTCTCTTTTCATTATGCAATAGACAACCCCATACAAGTCGCCTTCAATGGTGTGGGGAGTCCCGTGCTGGATGTCATTCAACTTGCCCAGTTTGCTTGTCCATTTACCGTTAGATAATTGACGTGCGGCATGCGTGCATTCAGTTGTACCGGCCTTTACGTAAAGAGCTATTTTCCTGTAGCCCTCCTCGAAACTGCAATCGTCACAAAGAGAATATCCCGTCTTCTCGAAAGCCTTGATGAAGGCGGCGACATCTGTGCTGTCTTCAACGTCGTCCGGCCAATAATGGAACCCGTCGCATATCTTGAGTTCCTGGCCTCCCGGCCACATCCACCTGTCGTCATGATGATAAGCCCAAGCTATGCAGTTATAGTTCGGGGTCCTGGGACTTGTAACCTTAAAGTCCGCATCTGTCTTCAGTTTAGGGAATAGGTTCTTTATCTGAGTTTCTTCACCCATAACTTACAAGCTTCAGTAATTGTCGTGTTCGGATTCTTTGAAATCTTTGCGTTGAAAATGAAATTCAAAGCCCAAACAAGAGGCGAAGGTTCCTCATCAATAGCATTGACAATAAACGGGACGGCATCATAACCCATCGCGACGATTGCCTGAAAGTCTTTCTGCCCGATTATTGCCTTCGCAGAAGAAAGTGCCTCGGTTTTTTGTTTCCAGGAATCATACAGGACATCGAAGCGGATCTTCATCCGCTGATAGGCATCTTCTTTATTATCTGCGAAGTTTATGTATTTGGCCGTCCTATGGCTTGTAAGCACCGATGTAATCTCACTGTACTGATCAATATCGGCATAAGCGGACGGATTCGCCATCGCAAGTCCTGCGGCTATAGTAAGCGGCCTAAGTGTATGACTAATTAATCCAAGTTGCATATTTCAATCAGTTTATCAGTGACATTCCCAAAGAATATCTCATTCTTGATTTTGCGAAGGTTGGCAAGAACTTCGGCTATCAGGTCGATGTCAAAAATCAGGTTGCTCTGATCCAGGACATCAATATCGAAGATGTAGTTGTTCGTGTCCGAAATCTTGTTGAACTCTTGTTTTACAATTGAGTATATGTTCTCATTCACGGGGAGCATCATGTTGAAGGCGAACTGAGACACCGGATAAGGAACGGCATTTGGTTCAGATGCGGAGATTGTCGTCTTGAAATAGTCGATAGGGTTATTGAAGTCCTCAATCACAAAGCGGTTGATGAACCTTATTGATGTCCTAGTCATCGTGTGTCCGCTGAACGCCTTCGAGAACAAGACGAGGAATGCCTTGACATTAGCCAAAAATGGATCCCATCCCTCGTATGGATGTTCTTCGATATATGTCAAGACACCTTCCTTTATCTCGACTTTGCTCTTCTGGTCAACGCTCGTATACAGGTAGCCGGCAACTTTTGTCCTCGATGTACCTGTAACTTGAGATACCCCGATAGTTATCTTTGTGTTCGGAAAATTGACTTCCGAGGCGACACTTTCGTGCCTGACTGGGAGAAATTTGCGTATATCGCTGTCACTTGAAATCAGATCAGCGAGGGTGGATTCACCCATGTTGAACTTCAACTGGAATAACGCAACATCTACCGGAGGATGCTTCAATATTGGCCATTTTTTCTCCATAATACACGCAATTGCCACAAATATCAAGGGTGTTGGGCGGAACAAAGATAAAACTTTTTTCTCATTCCGTGCAACTATACTTGTGCAAAAACTAAAGCCCCAGGATTTCTCCGATGGCCGTGGCCGGGTCTCCACTACCGGCCGGTGTAATCAAAAAAAAGACATGTGGAGACGTTATAAGTTGTCAGTATTGCGTTTGTATTGCATTTGTGTTTACACAAGAAACAACTTTCTGGCCAAATAATCAAGACTTTCCGCTGATTTTCACTTTGTTCGGTGGATTCTTGACGTGAAGACAGCCGCCCTGAGGCGGCTGTCTGGGACGGCGGGATTGTCAGAGTTTCTTCAGCTCCACCGGCGGGCCGACCTCCAGAAAATGATCCATCGAGGCGGTGATCATCTTGAATATCTCACTGGAGCGAAGGCGGACATTATTGAGAATCTTCTTGCTGCGGCTTGCCCTCCAGAACCAAGTACGATTGAACTTGTCATCGTTGGTTGACATACAGGTCACAAAATTATTTCTCCATTGCGCGGAAATATTCTTGAACACCAGATCAAAACTCCCATCCCGGAAAACGAGAATGACATCTCCGAACAAGTCGCCTCTTGTTTTGCCGAAAAGAACATCGAAGTACCGGCCTCGAAAACTTTTTGTTGTCCAATCCAGACTGGAACGCGAATATTCCAACCCAATATTCTTTTGTGGCCATTCTCTTACGGCCTCTCGGATTTCATCAATGTTCTTTTCTGGCATCGAATATGTCTTCTTGAACGCCAGCGTGTCCGGATCAGCCAGCTTCCTTCCGAAGCAAGTCCCGCCGAACCCTATCAGCATTATAGCAACAGCAATGATTAACCTTCTCATACTCATTCAGAATTAATTGTCAGACAAGTCCTTGCAAAAATCACTCCGTAACGGTGTCGTGGCGGAGGATGTCGAACTCCAGCTCCTCGTTCATGATCTTCCTCATAGCCTCGTCCAACTGGTAGAAGGCGGTGTTCATCGTCCTGATCTCATTGTCGAGCCTTCCGTCCATCAGCAGCTCCTTGCTCTCGCACATCCGGTTCTCCCACTCGGAGAACCGGTCGGCGATCCGGAACAGTTCAATCCTGGTCTCGATGATGAAAGAGTCAGCCCCGATCTTGTGGCTTTCAGCGGCAGCAGCCGCGTTGTTTGAATTAGTGTTTCGCATAACTAATTGAATATAAAAACCCTCCGCTAAGGTCTGCGAAACATATTTGAAGCCTTGCGGCCAAATACTGTCACCGCTTTCGCCGGTAACGACCATACGGAGGGCAAATTTCCCTTAAAAATATGTCAGCAATCCATAACGGGATAAAATCAGCCGCTAAAGAGTGCCATCAAATATGTTTCGCATCACAAATATGCAACTTCGTTTTTCAATTTCCAAGTGTTTTGCGAAAAAAATGCAGAAAAACTTTCGCTACCTGCCGTAGGTACTCCGGCGTTTAGCCCTGTTGTACTTCTCCGTCTGCTCGATGATCCCGTTCTTCCCCAGCATCGACACATCAGCCTTGATCGGAACGGAGAGCCTTTTGTTCAGCAGCTCGATAGCCTCCAGCAACTTCTCATCGGTCGCTGACCTTGCCGAAGCGACATTCCCTCCGGGCACCGAGCCGCTTCCAGTCACTGAGCCTGTCGAAGTGTTCGTAAACCCACCGCTTTCCCGACCGATAGCGGCTCCCACAGGATAGACCGCCTCGAAGTTCAGGCTCTTCAACGTTCCAGCCTTCCGGGCCTCCTCCATCGTGGCCACGAACGGCAACAATGTCGGATTGTTCAGCCCCTCCGCAGGAATCACATATTCCCCGCCATTCTCGCCCACAAGGATGGTAGGGGAGGACACGAATCCTCTCTTGTCCGGAGATAACCGCGCCTTGAACGCCTTCCCATCCTGAGCCCTCCGAGTGTTTACGAAACCACCTTCCTCGGCGCCGACCGGTTGCGCCGCGATCAATGCAGTCTGCGCCGCTCCGAAAGCGGCAACGATAGCGGCAGGAGCCGCACCGGCTGGCCAGCCCCATTGCGCCAAGGTCTTGGTGACCGACAAAGCCGTGTTGATGATGGACTGCACCAGATTGAGCGCTTTCGTCCTCTTTGCTTGTTTGATCTCCATCGCCTCGCGCTTTGCCTCTTCCTCTGCTTCCATCTCCTCGACCCTCGCGTTGTACTGCTCCTGTGACACCAATCCGGCATCATATCTGGATTTCAGATCTTTCTTTTTCTTCTCGTTGTTCTTCTTGTACTCGTTGAATGCCTTGTTTTCCTTGGCGTTGGTCAGCTCAATGGCCTTGCTGGCCAACTGGAAGCCTTCTTGCGATAGTCCACCAACAGCGTTCAAAGCTGTAGCAAGATTCTCCGCCTTATTCTTACCTGTATCGATGTTGGCAAAAAATGTGTTCCATTCCTCTTGCGACACACCGAACAGACTTCCTTTCCCTGTGCCGGAGAAGAAACCGCCATCACTTTTGGCCTTTGAGGCAGTCAACTCACTGATCTTGGCCTTGGTCTCTTCAAGTTTCAGGTTGTATTTGGCAAGGTCTTCCTGTGAAAGATTGATGCCAAGAGCGTTTTTATCAGCAGTTATCTTTTCCAGTTCTGTTTTCAACTCTTCAAGGTGTTTCAAATCTAGATCAAGAAGAGCGTAATCTCGTTCCTTTGTTTTTGTGGCGGCCTTTCTGGAGTTTGGACGTTCTGCTGCTATCTGTTTTGAATAGTCAGCGGTTATTGCAGCCCGATCAACTTTGTAGCCACTTTCCATCGTAGCAATACGCCTGTCAAAACCATCTTGCGCTATCTTCGATAGTTTATTCTGATGCTTCTTCTCGATCGCCTCCAGCACCGCCGCCTGATTCTCGTACAGAACCTTGGTGTCCTTGAACTTCTTCAACTCGGCGGCGTACCTGGTCTCCTCCGCCGCAAGCGCCGCCTTGGTCTTGTCCGTCTCAGCCGCCGCAATGACAGCCGCACCCTCCTTGGCCAGCTCGCCAGCCTTCTTCTCGTTCTCCTGCTGCCTTTTCAGAGCGTCATCCGAATGCTTCTTGATCTTCTCCTGAAGGTCGCCCTCAATCTTCGACCGCGCCGCCCCGGAGTCCTTCCGTGCCGACAGCCGAGCCGTCAATGTCGCCACCTCCAGCTGATAGAGCCTTTCGTTATATTCCTCCTGTGAGGAGATCTCCTTCTCGTTGTACCGCCTTGTCAGTTCCGCCTTGGCCGTCAGGAACGCCTCGTCATTGCTCAATGACCAGAGGGCTTTGTTTTTTTGCGGATTTTGGAGGCTTGGTGGGTTTGATGGCGGTGTTGATCCCGACGGGAAGGAAGAGGAGGCGGCTCCGCCACCGGACGCATTCAGGTACTGGGCGGCAGCGAGGTCGAATCCTTCGAGTCTGTTCGCTGCCAGTTCCGCGGCGTCGCCAGAACCGCTCCACCACCTTCCGAACCCATTCTGCGAATCAGCCTTCGCCTTGGCGGCCTCTGCCTCTTTTTTCAACTGCTCCCGGGTGGACGCGATGTAGCTCTCCATAGTAACCCCCGGCCCCAGATCCGTCTCGGGGTTGATTTCAGCCAAGGCCTGTGAATATTCGGAGAAGAATCCCTGACGGCCTCCAAGATTGATCAGCTCCGTCAGCCCCTCCACCATTCGGGTCAGCCAGTCAATCACGCTCTTGATCGGTCCGGCGGACTCCTTGAACGAGAGGATCAGCCCCTCCCATGCGGACTGGAGCAGTTTGACGGAACCCTCGACCGTGTTGATCCTTTCCTCGGCTGTATTCTTCAGCACGCCGTTGACATCCTCAAGCGAATCCCTCAGAGCCAAGGCAGCGTCCGCTCCGTCAAGGAACGTGTTGAAGGCGGAGACAGACCTTTTATCGGTCAGTTCCAACGTGGTGTTAAGGTCAACTCCCTGCGTCTTCAGCTGTCTCAGCCCGGACATCAGTTCAGGGAATGTGCTTACAGGCTTGCCTAAGGCCACTGCCAGCTTGCCGCTTGAGTCCGCGAGGTTAAGCAGGATGTTCCTTGTGGCAGTGGCCGCGGAAGAAGCATCAAACCCGGCGTTGGCCAGTGTGCCGAGCAGGGCGACCGTGTCCCTGAGCGAGAAACCGAATGTCTTCGCCACCGGTCCGACCGTGGCCATCGCTGTCTGGTAGTAGGAGAAGCTCAGCGCGCTGTTGTTGGCTCCCTGCACCAGCACCCCGAGGGTGTCGGCGGTGTCTTTGGCGTCAAGCCCGAACATCCTCAGTGTCGCTCCCGCCATCGCCGCCGCTTCCGGGAGGGTGGTCCCGATGGCCGTGGCGAAGTGCAGGACGGACTCCTGCATCTGCATGATCGCACCCTCCTTGAAACCCAGCTTCGCGAGTTCTGTCTGGAGCAGCGTGACCTGCGAGGCGGTGTATTCAGTGGTCCGTCCAAGCTCCATCGCCGAATATGTCAGCGCCTCGATGTCCTTGACGTTCTTGCCGATGATGGTGGAGAGGTTGACGTTGGCCTGCTCGAAGTCCACTATCTTCTGGAACGCCCTTGCCACGCCTCTGACTGCCCCGGCGATAGCTGCGAATGCCGCCAAAGCTCCGGCCTTGACGCTTGACAGTTTCTCAAGCGCACCCTTGGTCTGCCCGGACTGTGAGGTAAGCTCTTTAAGCCTTGCCTTGGTCTGCTGGACCTCGGCATTAAGCTTCTTCCAGTTCTCCGTCCCGGGAACGGCCTTGCTAAGAGCCGTCTGCGTCAGTTTCAGATGGTTCCGGAGTTCCGCCAATGTCTTGTTCTCAAGGGAAATGGCATCCCTGAGTTTGTTGTATTTTTCCCGGCATTCCGTCAGGGTCTTCTCCTGGTCTTTCAGGGTCTTCGTCAGGTTCTGGTGTTCCTGTGAGCCGGTCTTGCCAGCCTTCTCAAGATTCTTGAGTTCAGTCCTGGTCCTTTTGGTCGAACTCTGCAAATCCTTCATCTGCCTGTCCAGCGCAAGCATCTCCTTCCTGCCGCCATCCCCGTTGACAATCAGGTTCAGCCGAAGATCCTCATCCGTAATTCTTTTAGCCATATAGATAATAGTTTATTGTTTGCCCTGATCCGCCGCCTTTATCCGGGCGACGGCATCCTCCGTGAACTCGTTCATCAGCCGTTCGGCGATGGAGGCGAAAGCGCCGAAGACATAGCGGTTGTGGATCCTGCGGTTGCTCTTGACGGACTGGTCTCCTCGCTGGAGGCGCTTCATGTCCAGGAAGCGCTCGTAGGCCACGTGGACGAACGTCAAAGTCCCCGAAGCGCCGCTCCCGCCGGTCACAGAAACACTCCTGGACGACTCCAGCCGCCCGGAACGCTTCTTGACCCTTGCCTCAATGGCCTTGCCCTGATTCCTCAGAAGCCTCTGTCCCTCATCCTGAAGGATCTCACTAACGAAACGCGCCCTGACATCCATCACTCAAATGATAGTTCGATGCTGTACCCGCTCCAGCCGCCGAAGACGCTTGCCTCCGGAACCACATCCACCGAAGCCAACGCCAAACCCGTCACAAGACGGCAGTTCTGGCTTGAGGTCTCCTCGGCGATATAGGCCAGAATCAGATCCGCAATCTCCAGAAGCCGTGAATACTGCTCATTCTCCGATTCTTCCGTCTTGTCCAGCCCAAGCCCCTTCTCCAACACGAAGATCACCGTCCCCAACTCTTCCCGGAACGTGTCCGAATCCCCGCGCTGATGTACCTCCGGACGCGCCACGAGAACCTGCACACCCGAAAGATGAGCCAGCTTGGAAGTGGCGTCCGACTGCGCGGTCGTGCAAATCGGATCGATGTGCTCACAACACCAGCAGGAATGGATCTTCAACCCCGCAAGGTACTCAGTGAGCCTTTGAAGCCTTGATAATCTGCTCATTTCTCTTTCTCTCCTTATAGTTATGCCACATAATCGACAGCACCGAGAACAACGGCTCCTCATCCACCCTGTCAATGTTGCCAAGCGTGTTCTCCTTAGCCACCTCGACCAACAAATCATTCCACCCGAAGCTTATTCCCGAACTTTTCTCATCCCCGGCGAACAGCTTCGACAAATCAACCTCCTCCCCGTTAATCTCCAGAACACCCGACTGAAGGTACTTCAAGCAAGCCGCGAACCACATCATCACGAGATTCTTCTGCCACCCCTTCAACCTCGACGCTCTGCGAATATGCACCCTCGCGTTCCGCTGATCCACATCGGGAACCATACGGCCTGCGCGGTTGGCCTTCCCTGACCGCACACGGTACAAAAAGGCGATGCACTCATCCAGATCATCTGTTTCGTGGCTCCTGAAGAACCTGTTCAGAGCCGCCGAGGCGTGCCTGAACTCCCCGAACGTCAGATCCTGGAGCAGTTCCCCCGGACCGTGAAGCCAAACAAGCCCCGAACGCACCACCGGCATCGGATTGGCGACCGAATCAAACGTCAGCGCAGCCGACTCCTCCGAAAAAAGGAATCCGAGGAACCTCTCGCACATCTGATAGACGTTCTCATCCCTTAAAGTAGGCCTGTGGCCGGCGAATATGTCGGCAAACCATCCCTTGACAGTCCTCCGCACCCCGAGCAGCATCCAAAGCACCCTCACATTGAAGTCCAACGGAGACTTTCCGTGCTTAAGGCACCACTCGAAGATTCTGAACACCTCACGCACCTGTTTCGGAGTCATCTCACTCCACGAACCAGGCACCTTGACAACCTTACCGGTCTCGAAAACCTCAATCGTGTTCATCACTCGGTGGTAAAGAATTTGTTCCGCCTGTCATTCACAGGCAAAAGCTTAGGGTTCACCTTCTCCTCGCTGATCAGAGCCGACAAATCCGTCAAAGCGTCCTTGACCTCACTTTTCAGATTGCCGACGTACCAGTCAATCTCATCCATCGTGGCCACACGGTTGGACCTGTTGCCCTGATAGGTAGGGGAGAACCGCCTTGCGATCTCGATAGGGAACACCTCAAGGCTCCATCTCGTCCCTGCCACTATCACGGCGCTCAGTATGGCCGCCCTTCTGGCCAGCGAGAGCACCCTTTCGTCAGCCGAGCCGTCGGCTATGGAAGCCCACTTATCCCCGGCGAACGGTCCTATCACCGCCCTTTGCCGCTCGATCACAAGCGCCTGGAGCAGATAATAGACATAGTAGCTTCCATCGACGGGATAGACAGCCTCGAACTCCTGAATATTCCTGACAATGGATTCGCCCGTCATCGTCCTCTTGGCCGACGCCTTCCAGTTCTCGTTGCCGGAAGTCTCCAAGTAGGTGTACAAAGCGTCCAGAGCCCTGAAATACCGCTCCCTCATCGCCCTGTCATCCCTGTCTATCTGCCATTCGTAAGGACTTCTCTCATTGTCATCGATCTTGACCTTCCGTCCGGTCGATTCGTGTGACACGGATGAAAGCTTGGCGTAACGCATCAACGCCAGACAAGCCACCGGAAGCCTCACAGCGGCCACAAGCTCCGGTTTCTCATCCTCATCGTAAGCCTCCGCGGCCTCCTTGACCACCTCCGGACTCACAAGCCGCGCCACCTCATCGGTGGCGAACCGGATCTCCGTCTCGATCAGCCTGAAAGGAGAAGAAGCGTACCATTGGCCGGTCAGATCCTCAAGTTCCTTGGAACCGTCCCGATTTCTGTTGAACAAATCCATCATAATCACTGATTTTTAATCCTGGCCGAGGAAGTAAGGGCATCCTCCGCCGACAACTGCCTGTGGAAGAACCCAAGTTTCAGTCCCTTGCCCGGGAAATTGAACGCTATCGCCTGGTTGACCGGCTCCAGAATCGTCTGCGAGGCGATCTCCGTGTCCGAAAGCAGGAACAGCTTGAAGGCGTACAACAGTTCCGATCCTGATGCCAGCTTGCCGTTCACCATCACGTTCGACAACGACGGGTGAAGACCCATCCCCGAGGTGATCGCCGATGCCGAGGCCTCCGAGATCTTCAGCTGCGCCTCCACGAAATCCTTCATCTTCTGGTCGATGGCCTCCACGGACCAGGACACCCGCCCTGTTCCGCTCTCCGAAGGCATGTCCAGCGAGTAGAAGAACTTTCCAGCGTTCTCCTTTCCGCTCAGCACGTCCTGCATCTGGCGCAGGAGCTCATCAGTCAGGGTGCTTATCTCGTTCTCGATCCTGGTGTCATCCCACGTCGGGTTTGCCATCCTCAGACGGTCGCGCCTCTCCTCCCAGTACTCCTTAGGAGCCTTCACCAGATAGGCGAGGTTGATGCCGTTGTCCGTGACGTATTTGAATATGGTCGGGACCTCGGAACCCTTGACAATCCAGCGCAGCGCTCCCCAGTACTGAGGCACGGCGTAGAAATCCCTTGCGAATGAATATGTGTGGTTGTACGAAGCCGAGGCTCCGAACCGTCCCGGATTCCTCCTGTCATAGACCGGATAGACCCTCACGCCGGTACCGACGCAGGAATGCTCGAAGTCCCCCACGACGATGTGCCTGACATCCTTGATCTCCCGGCTGTCCGTCCACTCCAGCCTTGCGTTCTTGGATGGAATATGCTCAAGATAGGCAATCCGTGGCTCCCTGCCTATTCTCCTGCCTTTCTCAAGGTACTTGGCGTCGAAGAATCCTTTCAGGTGCAGATAGTCGGTCATACATCCCTTGATGTAGCTGACATAGTCCCAACTGTCCAGCCATGCCTGTATCTCCCTGTCCTCCTCCCAGCGATGCACGATGTTCCCCTCCTGGTAAGCCAGCCGGTTAAGGAACACGCCCTGCCCGTAGAGAAGCCCCATCTGCCTTTCAAGGATTCCCGGACCAAGATTGTTTTCGTCCAGGATGTCCCTTAGGTGCACCGGCAGATTGTTGTCGTGGCCGAACGGCACGATCTTCTGTCCGCAAATCGTCTGGGGCAACTGTTCCCAGTTCCTCTGTTGCGCCATCCAAAACACGGAGTCCAGACTGCTGTCCCTCCTGTTGGAAAGCGCGAAAGCCCGGCCATCGTTCAGCCGCAGAACGGATGTGTGGTCGGATATTTTTTCGATTCTGCTCATACGAGTATCAGTTTTTGTCCGTTGAATGTCATCAGAAGCGGCTGGTAGAAACGCCTCGGCTCTCCGGTCTCCAGATCCGTGTAGCCCTCGATGATGTCAGCGTTCTTGTTGTGCTCCTTGGTTTCCCTATGTCTCAACACCCCGCGCCGGACATAGACGATCCCGTCGCTTGTGCCTTTCGATGGATTGTAGGACATGAACGAGAAACTGAAGCTCCTGTCTTCCTCGGACAGTCGCCTCATCTCGGCCAGTGCTTCATATACGTTCATATCACAAAGTTAGCGTCAGCCACGCCTGGATAAAGGACACCGGAGAAGGCCGCCGGGTGCGTCCGGACAACCGGAACATGGTGGCCGGGGCTTCTGTTGAAGCGCGCGCTGAAGCCCAAAACGACAGCGGAAACCGTTGAAATCACAGCAGACAGACACTCTTTATGAATATTTTCCAGTCAAGTGAGTGAAATACAGTACTTTGCGTCCCGAGGGCGCAAAACGGTGCCTTTTTCGGTCGAAGAAGACCCCGGGCCGCCCTGCCGAGGAATCGCAATTGCGATTCCGTTCCGGGGTGATATATGGCGCGCGGGTGTGTCAGCGGCTACTCTTTCCGACCGCCTTCGGATCGACAGCCGCGGACGGCAGCAACGTCTTCCCGCTTGCCAGGCCGCGAAGCTGCCTGGTCATCACGAGGTACTTGAACGAGTCCGACGGATTGGTGGACTCGGTAGGCAGCTGCTCGACAGGCAGCTTCTCGCTTCTCTTGTCCTTGAACACGACACCATTCCGCACAGCAGTCCTCGCTCTCTCCAGCGACAGCTTGAGATTCTTGGCGGCGTAGGCGTCTATGCGGATCACCGGCAGTCTCGGATTCCGCTCGCTCATTATCTCCTGCATGAACGAGTATTCCTCCGGCTGGCCGATGTTGCCCTGGTTGATGGACATCAGCTGCACCGTCCACCCAGTGCGGCGACCGTTCCCATCGTACTCGATGGACTTCTTGAGTTTGCTGACCTGATCCTCTCCCACCGACTTGTAGGCGTTGCCGGCGCGGTCATAGTACAGCATCAGGGTTCTGCTCCTCATCGGAGCGAAGAAAGCGCGGAACTTCTCTCCGAGGTCAGGGACATATTCGGGAGCCAAAGTGTAGAGGAACTTCACCACACGTATGCACGCGCGACCCTTCTCGATGTCGTTCTGGGCGATGGACATCGAGCACATATTCCCGAAGTCCACTCCCGCCATCAATGGATTGTCGATGTCGAGATATTTCAGCACCCTGCAATCCTCCCTATCCAGCAGCCCGAAACCGTCATAGGCATCCTCATCCGTGCCGTCGTAGTAGAAGTGGCGTTCGGCAAGGGATGTGTAGAAGCGGTCGCCTGATTCCAGGGATGGACGCATCGACAGGATAGCCGTGTTCAGGTCAGGCAGCTTACCAGCGATGGCATCCCCGAACCATTGCTCAGTGAGGATGTCCACATTGATGTACGAGGATGCGAGCATGAAGAACGTTCTGGCTTCCTTCCTCATCCTCAGTTCCGTCCACCTCGCCTTCCACTGCTCGGCCACACGGCACTTGCCGCGGTAGAAGTTAAGATCCTCGCCGCTGTGGGTTTTCAACCATTTGTCCTTGGCGGCGGCAGCCTCGTGCAGGCATTCGTTATAGACCAGGCCGGCTTTCAGCACAAGCACGATGGCCGGGATGTCCATATTGTGGGCATATTTCAGGATCCAGTCATATTCCCCGATGTGCGTGGTGTCCGGCATATCGGTGGTGAAACTGAATCCTCGGTAGAAGACACTGTGACCATATTCCTGCCTGTAGCCACGGACTGCCTTCAGAAGATTGGAGATCTTGTCCTCACGGAAGTATTTCACCTCGTCTCCGAAGACAAACACATAGGATGCTCCGGCCAGTGTGGCCGGACGGTCGAGGGAACCGAACCTGATGTTGGTGCCGGTGTAGAAGATGATGGTTCGCTTGTAGGAGACCAGTTTGTTGAACGGTTTCCAGAAATGGGGCTTAAGCCAGTCCGGGAGACCAGCCTTTTCCGCATCTGTAAAGGTGGGCGGCTCCTTCTCGATGACATAGTGGACACCCTCACGGAGTCCTTTTCGTTCCAGCCCCTCCAGAACAGAAGGGAGGATGTTGGCGTTCAGGTTCGTGAACGTGTCGGCCACCCAGACGACGGGCGCTCCTGGCATGTCATAGATGACATCCAGCAGTCTTTCGGCCTGGATGTCGGTTGTCTTGGCTCCGCCACGCCCCACGACATTGAGGTTCTGACAGGCGCCGGCCAGCGACACGATCTGGGCGAAAGGGTTCTGGTACTGGACGGAGGCGGCTTGTGTGGATTCAGGTTTAACTCTCTTCCTTTGCATCCTCAAGGTATTTTACGATGTCGAGATCAACGATGCCTGCATCGGTCCTGAGCCGTCTCTTGACGGACTCCGGAGCGACCACGGTGTCAATCTGCCTTTCCAGCTCATCACGGTTGGCTGCCGGAAGTCCGATGGATTCTGGCGTTGCGGAAAGCAGACGGAACATCGGCTGGTAGATTTCAGCCGGAAGCTTGGCCGGATCATCTTTGTCCAGCTGGAGGGCACGAGCCTTGTTGACGAGGATATCGGCGGCCACGGCGTAGTCCTTGGAGGTCTTTGCGGCGTCCCTCGCGGCGACATAGAGTGTGTCGAACTGATCCGCCATCTTGTTGCGCATCGCCTCTTTGGAGACCTTACGGTTGCAGAAGAAGAGCTCCACGGCTTCTGAATATATGTCCGCGGCACGCTGGTAGGGGATACAGAAAGGGGCGCTGGTCAGGAACTTGATCGTCCTCCTTTTGCCATACTGGCCGTCCAATGAATATATCAGCGTCAGCAGGTCTATGTAGATCTGTTCCTTGTCGGAAAGGTTGCCCTTTGATCCGGAAGCAATATATTCCTGAATCTTCTCGAACGCGCCTTCTTTCTCGGCACCGCCGAACAGATCCAGCTTTGAGATGGTGAAACTTTTGTCCCGGACGATGTCGCGGAACTGCTCGACGGAGTCGGCGTCGCCACCCATAGCTCCACGCACAACGGCAAGTTCGATCTTGGCCCTCTTCTCCAGCTGGCCGCGTTTGATGGCGTTGCTGATCCGCTGATCATCTATCGTGACGGGATCAGCCAAGATGACATCCAATTGCCTTTCTGTGATGTCAAGGAATCCGGCCAGTTCGGCATCAGTCCAGCCGATGGCCGCAAGGGATGAAAGATCATCGAGAAGTTCGGTTGTCAGTTCCTTCATATTCTTTAATCATTCGGTTTATCTCATCGAGCGTCATCTTCAGGCGGGATAGCCTTTCCTCTCTTGACACTTTCAGGTCAGGGCGGTCGCCTTTCTTGATTTCCCGCTCCGCGCGCCAGATGGAATCCTGGACATTGCGCCTTTTCCGGATTAGCTCGGTGATCGGCATTCGTCTCAGATTATCCAGTTTCTTTGTCAAGGCGAAAATCGGATGTTTGCCAAGAATCCGGTGATGCTCCTTATAGTATTGAAATTCAAGGCGAGAACTTGAATTTTGAGAAAAATTTCTTATCGTTTTTTCGGCGCATTCATAGCACTCTTCCGGAGTGGTGCAACGGAACAGATCCTCGTGGGCGTTGACATAGTTGTGCCAGGAGGAGATCATGTCCGCGGCCAGAGCCTTCAGCTCTGTAGGACAGTCCGGCTCGGACAGGAATGGCCAGTCCTCCCGGAACCGTCCGCCCTTGGCCAGTGTCCGCGAGAACGGGATCCCGTCGGCGAACGGAAGCAAGGTCTTCTTCAGAAGCCGTGAATATTCCTCCGGAGCCTTCCTGACAAGAGCGTCCAGCCACCTGTTGGGCGCGTATATACTCAAGAGCCGAAGTCCCTCAATGACCTCGGCTCCCGAACTTATCCATCTGTCAATCTCGTTACTCATTCAACAGGTACTGGTCAATCAGTCGCGTGATGGCCGCATAGCCTTGAGGAGTTGCGAAGACGAACTTCTTTCGGACGAACGCCTCGATGACAATGTGCTCGCAAGGATTCGCGCGGTACACCGGTGTGACGATGTTGCCGAAGCGGAATCCGGCCTCGACCGGCCGGTGGAGATTCTTCTTGAAGTAGTCCATGAGGAACTCCTCGACTGTCTGATCTTGTGCCGGAAGCGCTTCCACCAGTTTCTCCTTGGAGAACGGTTTCGGCAGCCGTTCGCCGAACACCTTGTTGCCCTCGACATCCACGAACACGATTGGCGAGGACAGCTCCCCGATGGAGATCGGGGCGCATGGGACGCAGTTGGCCGGGACAAGGACGAACTCATCGGCGACGCTGTTGTCGGCGATGACTCCTGCGAGGATGTCCCGGATGTCGTCATCCGGTCCGACAGTGATGACAAAAGGCCTTGTGCCTGTCATCCTCTCCCAGACTTTGGACAACTGGATGTCCGTACCCTCGTAGGCGCAGACAACCAGTCTGGCTCCTCCGTCTGAGACTTCGGCGGCTGGGGTCTCATTCCTGACAGCCGCCTTGGTCTTGTCACCCTTGGCCATCCGTTAGGCTCCTCCCACCGCGGAGGCCGCGGCCTCGGCGACCGCCGGCATCTTTCCGGAATACTCGCCGGCGAGGAACTTGTCAGGAAGCGCCTGTTTCCAGGTGAGTGTCCTCTTCGTGGCCTCGCCGTCCATCTTGGTCTCAAGTGAGAGCCTGAGCGGGTTGCAGACGCGCCCCATGATCTGAGGGCGACCGGAATCCGTGCCGTCACACTCCTGCACGATGGCGATCACGCCACGGTTCTTGAACACCTCGATGAAGTTCTTGATGGCGACCGAGTTGCCCGGATGGTCAAACACGATGCCGGTCTTGATGCCTTCCGCGTCAGGATCTCCGGAGAGTTCTTCCGTCACCTGGATGGAGGAGGCGGTCGCATAGATGGAGATGGCCTTGGCCTCGGCCTTCAGGGTGAGGTCACCGGTCACGTTGCAATTTCCGACCTCGCGTGTAGGTTCGGTCTCGACATCCTCCACATCGACCAGGATGATCTGGGATTTTCTGGTGGCGGCGCAACCAGCGCCGTCACCAGGTCTAGGGATTGATGATTTTACGTAAGCCATATTCTTGGTCATTATTCGTTATGCGCCACCGTCTACGGACTGGGTGGCCTTCTTTCCGTTCTCCCACTTATTGGTGTCAGGGACATCGGAGACGATGCTCTCGACAGGAGTGTAGCCATCAGGCACGGCGGCATACACAGCCTCGGCGATCTTGAAGCCCGTAGAGAGGGAGTACTCGCCGAACACCTTCACGTCGTAGTTCTGCTCCTCGATCTTGTCGATGCAGTTCTCCGCCTTGGAGAGATCCACAAGCTCCACGAAATTCTCCTTCGGGGTCGCGAAGATGATTGGGGAGTTGTACATCGATTTCAGAGGTACGAGGTGGAAGTTGGTGAAGCGGATGCTTCCGTCATTCTCCACGCCGGTGTACTTGCCGTTGACGGCGAAGTCCGCCCTCTTGTAGCGGGTGAGCAGCTGCTCGGAGCAGTGGATGGTCACGATGTGTGCGAACAGTCCGGAGATGCTGTCAACGAAGCCGTCGATGTAGGCGAGGAGCTCGGAGTCCGACATCGCCATCGGGTCGGCTGCCGCCTTGTAGTAGTTGATCTTGCAATTCTCGTCGGACTTGCCCTCCACAAGGATGGTCTCGAAACCGTCCATCGAGTTCTTGGCGGCTTTGCCGGTGTCACCGTCAGCGACAACACCAGCATCGATGAACTTACCCTTGGCGATCATCGAGATGGTGATGTCATCCAGCACCTTAGAAAGGATGTGGTTCTCGATGATGTAGCGGGTGACAGGCATGTCCGCCATGGTCTTGCCCTGCTCGTAGAGATAGAGCAGCCAGCTCTTCAGCACCTCCGCCGGCTGGATCAGCACGTTCAGCTTGTGGCGGCGGTAAGGGATGCGGATCGGAGTGAACTTCGCGGCTCCCTTAGGCGTCCACTTCGGGGTGAACTGCTGGGAGACCTCTGACATGATGGCCGCGGAGGCGATGTAGTCCGTGTTGGACTGGATGCGGGTCATGTGCTTCGCGTCGTCGAATCCGTTGTAGATCCTCTTGTTCAGCAGTTCCAGCTTCATCTTCGGAGGCATCACCATGGAGAACTCCGCGTTGAGATCCTTGATGTCGATGGTAGCGTCGGCCATGGCTGCGAAGGCGTACGGATTGACGGAATCAAGAGCCTCCCGCACAAGTTTGTTGTGAACGGCGGCCATGTTGATGTTGAAGACCTTCGTCTGCGGCGGCACCTCCGCTCCAGAGGCGGTCGGTTTCGGCTCCGGCTCAGATGCCAGCGAGACAACGTCATTCTGTAGTTTCTCGATCTGTGCTGTCAGCGCGGCTGTTGCTTCCGCCGTCTTGGCGGCCACAGCCGCGTCGAAAAGGGTCACGGCATCAGCCTCCTCTTCAAGGTTGATGCTTTCGAGTTTGTCGAGAAAGTCCTGGCCGTAGTTTTCCAGAACCTTCTGGCGCTCCTGGTCGGTAAGGGAGACCTTGCCGTCCTTCACGTCAAGCTCGCTCTTGCCGAAGAGACGGGCGACAAGTCTGCCCATCTTCGAGTTGTTGAGTGTTTTCTTGTCCATTATGAAAAAGATTGGTTAAATGCTTGCAAGTGCGAAGACCGCATCTATTGTCTCGTGGAGGGTCTTCCTGGCATCCGCCATGTTCAGGCGCAGTGCGTCGGCGGTGAGGAACATCTTTCCCGAGAGAACCCCGTCCTGATCCTTGTGGATGGTAGGCCTTCCGGCCACGACGGCATCCCTGAACTGATCCACCAGCGGCTTCAGCTCGGCCTTCGCCGCCTCGTACCTTCCGGAAAGTGCCTCCCTGTAGGCGAAGTTCTTGTCCGGAGACTCCTCGGCATAGATGACAATAGTCTTCTCTCCGGTGGTAGGATTGGCAGCCGTGCTGTCGATGAACACGGCCATGGCTCCGATGGAGCCGACCTCGGAAAGGTCGTTGTCCATGTAGATGGCGTCACATTGGGAGGCCACCCAGTAGGCGGCGGAGGCACAGTAGTCCACATGTGCGTAGACCGGCTTTCCAGCGGCCTTCGCGTGGCTGATCGCCTCGATCATCGGAGGGATGGCAGACGAACTGCCGCCGGGAGAGTCGATGTCCAGGATTATGCCGATGACATTTTCGTCATCGGCCATCTCCCGGATCCTTTTAGCTATGAACGTTGTGCCGTAACTCTCGCAAGTGTCGTACTTCGTCATCGTTCCGTGAAGAGGGATGATGGCCACACGCTTGGCCTTTTCCGGCAGCGCACCGGAGTCGGAGACCGTGGTGACGCTTGCCGCCTTCACCTCCATATCCACGGGTGTCTTGTTGAGAAATGAGCGGGCGATGGGAAGCAGCCGATCCGGATTGGAGACCAGCCACTTCCCCTGCACGATGTCCCTTGCCAGTTGGAATGTGTCAGCTTTCATCTTCGATCAATGTTTACGCAAAGATACTGAGCGACTTCTTCGAGGAAAGGACACTAATAAACAGGGAACTGGTAGGCGCAGGAGATCTTAAGGATGTTTGTCTCGCTGATCTCGAACGTCAGCGGCAAGTCCTCCGAGCCGTAGATCTCGCCGCCCCCGTGGCAGAACCCGACCTTGATGACAAGGTTGTCCCGCAGAACCTCCGAGGATTCCGACAGAGATGCGTTGATCTTGATGGTGGCCAGTCTGCCGGCCTCCTCGACCTTCTCTGACCTCTCGATGGTGGCCGTCGCAGGGATGAGCGCCAGCCTGTGCCATACGCCGTCCTGCCTGTCCAGGCTTTGAGCCTGTAGTGTGTCAATGATTCTGATCATCTTTCAAACCCTTTAAGTTAATGCTTCTGTCAAAATAGTAGACTCTTTGCAGCAGCTTGTCAACAAGTCTGTCCAGCGTCTGCTGCGCTCGCCGGTAGATTCTCTTGTGAAGTGTGTCGAACTTGTCTGTGGAGAACAGCCCCCGTGAGACTATGAACGCCGTGACGATGTCCTTCTTCTGGAAGCCAAGCTCAAAGCCCTTGAGGTAGTACTGCTTGAACTCGATGTCAAAGCAGGCCGAAACGGCCATGTTCAGCGCCGCCGTGTCGTACCTGTCATAATAAAGGAACTTGTTTCTCATGGCGGCGGTGGCGGTGTCGCTCGGCAGCTCAAGGTTCAGGATCCTCTCACCCTCCACTTCCGGAGGGAATTCCGACACCTTGCAATGGGCGACAAGCAGTTTGCCCAGGCTGTTTCTGGCATAGACCTTCAGCGGCCCGCCTGGCCTCTCCGGCGGAAACAGATAAGCCAGATAATCCGCCATCATCGGCGAATCCACTTTCAATTTGACATCGAGCATTTCGCAGTTCATTAAATATTTTGGACACATTTTTCGCAAAAACATCAACTACACTAACTACACTTGAAGCGGTGTTTGATTATCAATTAGTTAGCTATTTTCGAGGTGTAGTTGACACCTCGAAAAGTGTAGTTAGTGTAGTTGGAGACTGCCCAAGTGTAGTTGAATGTAGTTGGAGTGTAGTTCTCCAACTACACCGCAACTACACCTTATTTTATTAATATTCATTGATTTACTTCAAGTGTAGTTAGTGTAGTTAGTGTAGTTGGGTTTTTTCGTTTCCTCAGCAAAAATCATTTTTCCAAATTTACGTAATTTATTGAAGGATTACAATAGATAACACTATTTAGCTATTTGTTCTGTAGTGTTATAACTATGAAATTTGCTCCGCTTGTGCTAAATTTTGGCATAAGCACCCTGTTTTTCCCTATTTCCCGCCGTTTTGGATAAAATTTGAAAAGTGTAAGCAAATGCCGCTATTTCGCTTCCGCTTTTTGATTGGTTATTATAAAATCGCCGTTTCACACACTTGTTTCCAATAAAAATCGTAAGTAATTAATGAAATATCAGCGACTCTTTCTGTATGACACAAAAAAAGGCGGCGTCCATACGGATGCCGCCGCGCCTGTCGGTGAATGAGATACTCGCCTTATCCTGAGTCAGGTTGCAATCAGGCGAATTTGACAGACGATAGTTCTTGGCTGAAGTTCTTTATGCCCTCCTCGATTTTCTTCACGGTCTTCGGGGAAGGATGCCTGTAGCCGCTGATGTAGTGGCTAAGAATGGTCTGGCTCACTCCGGTTACTTTCTCCAGTCCGGCAAGCGTTAGGATAAACGCATATTGTTGGAGGAAAGAGGGAACGTCGTTGTAGAACTCAAAATCGACATCCGGACACTCTTTGCCCTCTTCCGCAAGCATCTGCTTTGCCTCCTCATAAGAGTTGTAAAAGTCCTCTATGGCTTCTTTGGCTGTCTTGCCTTGACCGAGAAGTCCGAATGGAATCGCTTTGTTATACTCCATTGTTGCGTCGAAGGTTCCGTCCGAACCTCTCGCGATATAAACCTTTGCCTTCATATCTGATTTGATTAATTAAATATTTGTTAAGCATTGGGGTGGGTTATAGTTCCACCCCCGATTGCTTGCTTATGTTCTCCAATGTCCGGTCTTTCGCTTCTTGGTTGCTGTGTCGCGGTATCTGGAACTTTATTCCTGTTATCGGACTGAACCACCAGTCGTGGTTTTTACCGTGCGAGAGGAAAGAGCATCCGCCTTTCTTCAGCTTCCTTATGACTTCCGAGTATCTCATTACCGTTATTGTTTTGATTGCACTACAAAGATAAGGAATTTCTTAACATTTACCAAATTTTTGGCGATTATTTTTACTTTTTCTTTTTTCCGAAAACGGCCTCGACCTCCTCGTCGGTGTCCGGATCGCGTCTGATCCGGCGGTAGTCGGGACTGAAAGTGATGCTGACAAGGCGTTCCTGATGACAGACGCAAATCAGGCCGATGACAGCCTCGTAGTCTCGTGGTGAGACCTGAACGAGATAGTCAACCCATTCCAGAAGAGGGAGGCTCCGCAGCCACTTCACATACGCCCGCCGCCTGGCCGCAATCACATTGGCGTACCTGTTCCGGAACGCCTCCTCCTGCTCCCTGGAATACAGGACATATCTCCTCAGGTCTTCCATCACTCCTCCCAAAGTTCGGCATCAACCGCTTCGGCTGGCTCGGTGACCGATGGGGGAGCGCTGGCCGCCGTGCGGTTGTCACCGATCTCCAACGTGTCCGTAGAAATGTCCAGATCTATTCCGTAATTGACCTTCAGCGCGTCATAGTCAAAGACCATCGCCGTGGTGACGCGGCTCTTGCCGGTCTCCGGATTGCTCGACACGTAGGTCTTGTTCTCCAGCAGCTTGAACCGCATCGACTTGGCTGTACCTATGAACTCCGGTGAATGCTCAAGATAGTACTTCAGCGAATCCCTCGGGATCACCTTGCCGTTCACGTCCTTGCCCTCCTTCATATAGAGAGCCGAAAGCCGCTGGAAAGCCAGATAGATGTACCGCACTCCGTGCTTCGGCTCGAACGGAACATCCGACTCCTTGATGGCGAACGGACGGTCCCCGGCGCAAAGCTTATAGTCGATGTTGATGTACGCCTGCCCGGATGCCACCAGATTCTCCACAATCTCCCAGAAGCCTGAAAGCTCGTTGTTCTGTCTGGTCTTCTGGTTCTGGTCCACGCAACCCTTGCAGCAAAGCCTGAATATCTCCTCGCTGTCAAACGGCACATCGATGTCCGTCCTCAAAGCCCGGTAGGCCGCCAGCAGGATAGCCCAGTTCCTCAGTGTCCTGTCCTCGACATTGTACGAACGCACCCTGTCATTCATGTCCGACAAAGTCTCATCCCAAACCCTTCTGAAATCCGTCTGGAACTTGGAGCGCAACTGCAACAACTGGTTCGTCAGATGCGTAAGCCCCCGCTTCTCGATAAGCTTCAGATTCTCGTAGTTCCTCTTCTCCTGGTCGCTGAACGTTGTCTTGCTGAATGTCAGGAACACAAGCCGGTTGAACAGAGCGATGTCGGCGGTCGGCATCTCCTGACCGCTCATCACAACCCCGCAGTCCACAGCCGTGGTCTCGCGTCTCTTGTCATTGTCCATATTCATCCTCGACCGCCCTGCACCGTCCCAAATACCCTTCAGGAACTCCCTCTTCTCAAGGTCAAGGTTGTTCTTGTACTCGTCAAAATGCACCACCGCGTTGCTGACCTCCGCCACAGCCTCGGCAAGAGCCGCCTTGGTCGTGTTGTTGATGTTTGGCGCGATGTTGTTGGCGATGAAGAACGAAGTCAGCGAGTGTCCCAGTTCCGACTTGCCGGTACCTTTGGGCCCGAACAGCGAAAGGATGGGAAAAGAGGTCGTGACCGAGGTCACCACGTCCTTGAACAGCGAGGCGAAGAGGAAGCAGAGCGCCACCTTGGCGTTGTCCCCGAACACGGTGATCAGCCTCTCGGAATATTCCCGGAACGAGACGCTGTTGGTCTCCGTGTAGACGAACTTCCTCGCCAGCTGATAGCCCTGCGTGTTGTCCCTCGTGTCGAGGGCGCATCCCGGAAGATAGAACTTCTGACCCTTGATGTCGATGATCCCGTACTTGTCAACCGACTTGAATGTCCCGTTGTCCAATCCGCCGTTGCCCCATGCGTAGAAGCCCCATTTCTTCTGCCACCCCAGCTGCTTGATCTCGTCGGCTGAGGGTGTGCCGTCGTAGAGGAACTTCTTAAGAGAGGTGAGCTCGTTGGCTGTGGCCTCCCAGACGTAGTTGCCCGCCGTCTCGACACGCGTCTTGAAATCGGTGAACGAGACCAGCTCGCTCTGGTTCAGCTTCACCACGGCCTCCTGCTGTTTGACGTTTCTCAGTGTGAATATCCTCCGGGCGTTCTTCTCGTCACGGATGTGCAGGATCGGAGTCATCGTGAAGTTGCTCCACCTCACATCGTTCCCGGATCTGGAAGCACCGTAGTAGCAGTTGTTCTTGACGTAGAAGCCATAGTTCTGGAGCATCTCCTTCGTTCCGTCCTCCTTCGCCTCGGAGCGCTCCTGGTCATTCTTCGCCTTGAAATATTCCTGCGTCCAGATCCTGCCGAACTTGTAGCGCTTGGTGAACGCCTCCCTGTACATGTCGGCGGCGCTCTGGTCCTGTACCTTCGCCAGCAGCTTGCAGACCTCGGTGATCACGGCCGCCTTCTCCGTCTGGGACGCGGCTCCCTCCATCCATTTCTCGCAGATCCATGGAATATAGTCGTGCGTCCTCTGAAGGTTGCATTCGTCGAACTCGTGCTGGTGCGTCCGGAAGAACTCGTCGGCGTCCTTGCCGAGATCCGCCGGCAGCTCCATCACGCTGACCGAAAGCCCCTCCTCCGTCAGCATTCTCGCGTTCTTCAGCGCCGCCTCGACACCGGCCTCGTCGGTGTCCCCGATGATAGTGACCCTTTCGGCCTTGGCTTTCAGGAGGCTGATCTGCTCCTGGGTCAAAGCCGTCCCGCAAGGGGCGACGGCGTTCTTCACTCCGATCTCATGCAGACGGCACACGTCCAGGTTGCCCTCCACAAGGTAGGCCTGCTTTGTGGCGTAGATCTGCATGTTGGCCTGAAGCCATCCGAACAGGATCCCCTTCTTTTTGTAAAGCTCGGTCTCTCCCGTGTTCAGGTACTTCGGGACACCCGGCTTGTCGCCGATGTACCTTCCCGAGAACCCGGCCACGTAGCCGCTCGTCCAGAAGACTGGAAACATCAGCCTGTGCCTGAACGTGTCGTAGACGGTGCCGTCATCCTCGTTCCTCTTGACAAGCCCGGCGGCGAGCAGCACGTCCTCCTTCCAGCCAAGCCCCGTGAGGTACTGTTTCAGCCCGCCTTTCTCAGGAGCGTAGCCGAGGCAGAACAGCTCGGCGGTCTCCTCCTTGATCCCGCGTCTCTTCAGGATGTACTCCCTGGCTCCTGGCGACTCCCTGTAGCGCTGGATGAACCACTCTGCCGCCAGCTTGTTCACGGTCATCATCTGTGACCTTCTGAACTCAGCAGCCTTCTCCTCCGGTGTCTGCTCCCTCTTCTCGTACTCTATCCCCAGCTTCCCGGCAAGATATTCCACCGCCTCGTAGAAAGTCATGCCGCGCCGCTCCATCACAAAGCTGATGGCGTCGCCGGTACGTCCGCACCCGAAGCAGTGATACATGTTCCTCGAAGGTGTCACCACGAACGAAGGTGTCTTCTCCCCGTGGAAAGGGCAGCAGCACTTGTAGCGGCTGCCCTCCCTCCTGAGTTCAACGCCCTCGCCCTGGATGATCGAGACAATGTCCCTCTCCTTGATCTGGTCTTTTACATAATCCGGAATCATAAGTCAAACGGGTCTAAGGCGGGGCCGCTGTTCACGTTCTCGAACAACCCCCGGCGGGAATCGTCATTTACTCTCGCGTTCGCCTGGTCTATCTCGTGTATCAGCTTCCTCGCGAAACCTACGCACTGCTCAAGGTGGCATTTGCGCTGAATCTCCCAAGTCTGCATCCTGGCCGTTTCAAGCCCCGCGAACTCCGTCAGCTGGACCTCCCACAGCTGCATGGCCATTTGGCATGCCCCACGGAGTGCCGACCATTCAGGTCTGTCCATCTCGAACACCGAGACCAGACCTCTTGAATCCTTGTCCGCATACAT